ACGGGCGATGAAATGGATGTGATCTTTGCTGTCGGGCTCGGGGAGCTTTCCCACATAGGCTCCAAACGCGAGGGTGTTGTCTGGGCGGCATAGTAATTTAGGGAGGGGCCGAAGTCTCGCCAATCGGCGTCTCGGTATCCCCAACAATATGTGAAGCAATACTCAAACTGTCCCGGCGGTTCTGGCCCCAGCCAAATTCCAGGGCTATTTTTGATTTCCAAGAGGGGGGCAGCGGTGGGAGATTCGATTTGTTGGTGGTATCTGCGAAATGCTGCTCGAGGGACTCCAGCCGCTACGATACTTGGAGACTCAGCGAGTGAGAGGTATTCCGCCTCCATCTGCCCAGTGATATCGAGGGGCCAGGACTGGTTCTCTCGAAAGAGGCGCATTGAGTTCACCTCAATCACGTTATCCGGGAGGTAGTAATCTTCGGAGTAAATCCGATAGGTCAGGGTCGTCGCGGTGACGTTATTCCACGGACGGTAGAGACTCATCCGCTGGTTGTTTCCCTCAGTCCAAATGTCTCGAATCATTCTACGGTGCGGGATCCCCTGAGCATCAGTCAAGAGGATCATCCGGCCGCGCCAAGCACCCGTTTCATCCCAAAGGACGAGCCCAGGGGTAGCGTTGAGACGGTTTCTTTGGAGAACCCAAGCGTCATTCGCGACGACAGAGAGATCATCAATTGCGCCGGCAATCGTATCGGGCGTTTTATCTACGCGAGTGAAAAAGCTGACGCGCTTCTGGAAAAACAGAAACGGGGCTTCTTCCACGAGTTGGAAGTAGGCCCTATTGATAAAATCGTTTACGCGCGTGATTGCATCCGTAGACTGCGTGGGAGCCCAGTCAGCCTGCGAGAAAATAGCAGTCCGGATGTCTTTCAGGTTCACGACGCACTCCCGCGCTGAGGTGAGCACCCCCCCGAAGAGGGGTGCTCCCTAAGTTTACACCACGCGGGTGATTAGCCTTGGCAGTTGAGGAACACCGTGATTGCTCCTGCACCACCAACGCCCGCCAGTGTGTTCCCACACGCGCTGCCAGTGACGGCTGCTGCGTGAGTAACGACGCCAGCGGCTCCTAGGATTAGACCTAGGTTAGCCGTGACAGCGCCGCCTGCTACCGCAACGCCGTGACCCTTGCGGAGCAGGAAGCCGTAGTTGTTATTGGGGATGGCAGTTGTACACAGTCCTACCGCCTGTGCGGGGTTGATCGCCCCCGCTTGGGCTACGTGGTAGGTGGCTGTGCCCGCCTTTCGAGTCTGCATCTGTCCGACGACGAGGGGACCCCCGCTGTCGTTGAAGACATAGATGTAGACGTCCTCTCCCCCATCGGGGGTGGGAACAGCCAACTCGAACCCAAGGGGCGCGAGTTTGGCTGCCGAGATGGTAGTTACTGAAATTCCAGCAGCAGTTGTAGACATGAGGGGATCTCCTTATGGGGTTCCAGCACCGGTGACGGTACCGTTGGCTCGAAGTTGATCGCAGTACATGCCCATGTTCAGTACGTACTCGTACCGCCACATGTCTTGCTCGGGAATCCGAATGGGACCACGGATAGCGAAGTCACCCTTCGTCTCCATACCGGAGTCATGTCCAAGCGTGTACATGTGCCATGTATCCGTCTTGAGCATGTAGATTGCTCCGTTAGCAGCGACACCCGTAAGGGCACCACCTGTGATTCCGTCTGTGATGGACTGCTCAAGGAAGAAGTCAGCCTCCAGGAAAGGAATTCCCTGGCGGATAGCCTTCGGGGCCTTGTCGCCCTCAACTCGCATCACGCGGACCTGATCGTCCAAGTCGTCGATGTAGTTGAGATAACTGCTCTCGTCTCCGAGGAGCAGATCCACAGGACCACTTGCCTTTGAGCCTTGACGACTCGCGGTGTAGTAGACCTGACGCATGGTCTGACGACCGTTAGTTGCGAAAGAGGTGACGTTTCCGTACTGGTTGTACCAACCACTTGCAGTGGTTGCGTTCTTCGTGATTCCGAAGATTGAGCTACCCAACGCGCGTTGAGCAACCGGAGTCAGGAACTCCAAACCACCCTGACGGACTGTGCCTTCGGGGTTGTAGGTCTGCTGCCCGTTCAGGGTCAGGAAACCGCCAACACCAGTACCGTTTCCGGCAGCCATCTGGTTAGCAATACGCTCGTGGAAATCCGAGAGCGCAAGCTCCGGATAACGCTTGATGATTTTAGCGAGGTCGTTTTCACCATTCGCTTGCGCCAAGTCCTTTCCAGGAACGTCGAACGCGTAAATCAATCGAGGCGCATAGGTGTTTCCACGCTGTGCGGATTGAGTACGGCCACCAGCGATGACTTCGGAGCCAGTCAGCACCTGGGTAACAGTACCCGGTCCTTGATTGACGACGACGAATTCACGCCAGGGGCCCTTGAGAGTAGCACGGTCCACATTCCCCCGCTTGACCACGCGCTCCATGAGCGGGTGCCAGAGGGAGAACAGTTCCGAGTACCCAGGGGCGAGGTCTTGCAACGCAGTTGCAAGTACATCAGGTTGGATTGCCATTTGGAATAATCCTCGTGGGGGTCAGGGAAAGGGGGGGAATCCCCCAGCTTATTTCCGCCCCCCACCATGCACAGCAAATGCACGGCGAGAAGCCAGAAGTCTCAAATCGTCCAAAGATTTGGCGTCACCCATCCCCTGCTTCGCCATCCTTGGGCGAGAGGAACGAGTGGCTCCATTCGTGATCTTAGCTCCCACTCGCGGCTGCTTGGCTTCGGCAAGTGCCTTGGCCTCCGCGTGGGCTGCTTTGATCTCCTCCGGGGAGGGTGTGGCTTTGGCTTCATTGAGTTGGGCGTTCGCCTGTGCCAGTTTCAGTGCATATTCGTCTGCAACACCGTCCTTCTTTGCTTGGACAGCGATTTGCAGAGCCTCTTCTGGGAGATTTACGAGTTGTGCAGCAATGTGGCCATCCCACATTCCACCGAACTCATTTTTCTCTTCCAAGAAATTAGTAAACTTGTCGAGCTTTGCTGAATCCTCTTTCAACTCAGCGTGATCCTTCCAGAAACGGTCAACATAATCTGTGACCATCTTGGTTTCGTTCTGGGCAAAGGCTTCTCTAAGGCCGTTGAACTCGCCCGTCTGGGAGTCGTGCTGCGCCTGAAGAGCTTCCAATTTTCCTGTAAGCTCACCAACTCGGGGGTCTTCTTCCCCGGTAAGCATGGCAGCGTACATAGAGCGGAGGGACTCGATTTCGTCCTCTCGACCACTCATGGCATTATGGTACCAATTCCTCATGCCCGAAGCAGTCTTATGGTACTGCTTGGGAAGAGACTCAACCTCGCCATCCCACTCGCCCCACTCTACTTCGGGCCAAGGATCGTCGGCCCGGGTAGGTGCAGGGGCTCCCCCGGGAATAGACGCCGAAGTGGCCGCCTCGCCCGACACCGAAGTTTCCGGTGTGGCAACGGGAGCGCTCTCTGCTGCCGCTACTTCAGGGACAGCGACAGGGGCATCAGTGGTGGGGACGACTGCTTCACTCACGATGCGGGGCCTCCGAGCATGGGCCCGAGCTTCGAGGCGACAGAGTTTCGGAGGTCAGCGAGTCCCATAGGACCTGCCGCTGCATCCTCTCCCATCATCTCCTCTTCCATCCCACCTCCAGCCTCACCGAGAACGCGTTCCAGGTCAGCCAAATACTTCTCGCCTTCCGGGGTGGTGGGCTCCCAGCTTTCGACGAGCGAGGCAACTCCGTCTTCCAAAGACGCGGGAGGTCCCATCGGCTCCTCCGCCATCTCCTCGACTTCCCCACCGACGACTTCTTCCTCGATAGGAGAATCTTCGTCCTCCATCTCAGAAGGCATTTCCTCTTCCGCGCTCGCGTCTGCGGCGAAGGGCATTCCGTTGGCCATGAAGCCTCCTAACGTATTTGCGTATTCAGGTTTTACCGGAGTCTGGGAAGCCAGTCAAGGAAAGCATAAGCCACAGACATAATTTTGCCCAGAAAAGAAGAAAAATTCATCCAACTTCTGCCTGGACCTTATGGTCACCACTTTTGATGGCCTTTTGGTGGGCCTTCGCCTTCCTTACCTTGGCGCGGCGATCATCATGGTCTCGAAACCCCAGTTTTTTGGCTGCTGTTTCCGCAGCTTCGCGGGCATTGTCCTTGAGAGCGACAAAACTGGAGTCGCTTGGATCCACAATTCGGCGATTCGGATGCTTGTCAAAATAAGCGCGTTGTTCAGCCTTCGAGTGGAAGGTCTGCCCAATCTGGTCGATAACTAGTGGCTTGGAGGGCATCGGCCCAATCGTTCGGACCGGCGCGATTATCGTTTTTGCGTGGTGCCCGCACTCAGGGCAGTTCAGCCCAGCATTGAGTACGTATTCGTTTACACTGAGAATTTCTTCAAAGGTGCCATGGGCAGAGCACCGGCCTTCATACAAGGGCATTACTGATTCCTGGGAATGTCGGGGTTCAAGTCAAAGGGAGCGCCGCCAAAGCCCGTAAGAGGAGAGCCCATTCCTGCGCCACCCTCCACATTCGGGGGCATCGGCTGTTCGTTAGTGCCCGGGGGGAGAGCACCCGATGCAATGGTGTCCTGTCCGGGGGGAGCCAGAGCGGAGTCAGCTTGCTGTGCTTGCTGTTGTGTCATCTGAAGCTCTGCTTCGATTTCTTCTGGGTCCTTCAGGATGTCTTCCATCTGCAGGAGTTCCGCCAGTTTTCGGACCAGAGTGTTCTGGTTTACCTGGGGGGCCTCAGCAAGGAGGGGGAAAAACTGCTGCAGATTCCGAAGCTGCACAAGCCGATTATTTTCTGTGGGGGAGTACGGAACCGCCGTGTAGTCGTATTCCAGGGGCTCTTCCCCTTGGGCAGAAAGAATCTCTCGGGCCATCATGGATGCCCGAGTCACGTCAATCATGTCGTTCTGCCCCAGCATCCGAACGGGCAGGATTTCGTCCTCTGCCAGGAACTCCTCGTAGAGCCCAATAATAGACTGGGACTGCCACCCAATGAGATCGTAGATTTCCTTCTGGCGTCTACCATTTCGCGTGCGTGTAGCCGTATCAGCCAGGGCGACCTCCGTCGCCACATCGGAGACTCCTACAACTCCACGAGAGTATTGGGGAATGCCCAAGACAAATTCGATGATTTGAATGCAGCGGTCGCGCATTGCCACAAACTCAGGAGATAGGCTCGGAGTTTGGGTGTGCCCAATGATGTCTGCCATTGAGGCGTTCGCTTTCCCCATCACTTCGACGATAGAGCCCGGAGAAGTAGAGTCCCGAAGCTGGGAGCGTACTTGCTCTGGATTATCTACGAGTCCGGAGTTGATCATCGTAATCGGGATGGCTGTTTGGGCGAACCACAGCATCAACGTATCCAACTCATTTAGGCGCTCAAGAATTGGAGCGATAAGACTCACGTCAGAGAGCCCGCCGATATTGTCGAGATTATCGTTGAAGGTGAGCCGGTAGAAAGGGTTCCGAACAAATCGGTAGGGAAGATCTCCCGCAAAGAGGGGCTCTTCTTGGTCCTCCAAATAATGGTAGTAACGACCCTCTCCAGAAAAATCGTAGACCTCGTAGACCGTGACCCACTCAAAAACTTCTCGAGAGGACTCGTTCATCAAGCTCTGGTCGCGGATTCGGTCCCGCAGCCATTCCGGATACGCACCGAATTGCGCGGCTTCAGCGATCTTGGCATTGTAGGGTCGGTCGGACTTCTTGCCCTTGGATGCGACTCGAGAATCGAAATCTTCCCGAGTGAGGACTGTGACCTCGATGAGATAACGGATGTCTTCCCAGCGTTCCGCCGAGAGGTCATACCAGACGTGCCGCAAATCTGTGACCACGAAGTCTGGAGAACGCTTCCGGAAATTCCAGACGGTCTTTACGAACGAGCGTGGGTAGACGCTTGCCATGGTAGCGCTGCGCCACAAAACTCGATGCCCGCCTACACGACGGAAAGTGTCATTGATTAGAGCCTCTCGATACTTCGCGGGCTCGTGAAGTCTCTTCCGCCGGGCGTTGACCGTGACTTCAGGATTATTTGGGCAGATGTTAGCGACCATGGTGTCCACAAATGCGTACGGATAGTTCGTCTCCATGTGAAGATCGTCTGCGGGGTCTCCGAAACCGCCTGCTCCCTGGGGAGCATCGGGGGTCACTCCGCCCGAGTCACTCGTGTACCAGGATCGCACCCGATCCCACTGACGTTGGTCGATGTGGGAACGTGCTTTGTGGGTATCAATGAGTCCTGTGATCTGCTTCGTGGTCAACATTAGGCTTCGATCTCCTGAAATTCTTCTTCTTGGTCTTCTGGGAACAAGAGGGGGTTGCCCGGGGCGGCTACTTGCTGGGGAGCAGCCGTCGGCTCTGTTGTCGCACCTTCTTGTACGTCACCTACAACCTGATCTCTTGCTTCCCGGCTCCTCGCTTGGATCCGTTCAATAAGCTGTTTCCGGAGGGCCCGGAGGGGGGATTCATAGATCTCCGCCATTCCGGACCTCCACAAGCTCTTTGTAGATCGTTGGGAGATCTGCGCCCTGGGCAAGCCATTTCATTGGAATCGAGAACCTCGGCCCAGGTGGTGTAACCCGTTCTACGAAAACCGCGTCGGAAGTCGAGATACGCTCTACAGTGTAACACTCGTCGCCATAAGCAATACCCCCGAGAGGGGGCCTCATTGGGGAGCCAGCGCTTTCTGGGCAGCTTCCCGTCTCTTCTTCGCTAATTCTTCCGGATCTGTCAGACTCCAATGCCGCTCCCTCTCTTGTAAGAAAGTTGGAACACCTTCATTATCCCACACTACCATTTCAGTCCCTTCGGGGGACTCAGATGCGGGAGTTCGGTGTATATCATCGTTTCTCCGTTCCCTCTCCGACAAGCCTCCTGGCGTAGCCATGAACGCTTCCTTGGTTCTTTGCAAGGACGCGTCAGCTTGTTCTTGGCGGCTTCCTCCCACTCTCTCGCTTCGGAGCGTTCCGGGTTCGTCGAGACCAAGCGCTTCTTCAGCTTTTTTCGGGAGAGCAACGCGGCCAATACCTCGACCCACTTCTTCCATGCCCTCTGCGACTTGCCTTCCGACTGCCGCAGGGCCTTCCTCCATCGCCTGCTTTGTCATCCCATAAGCATCAAGGGCAATCAGAGGAAGAGAGGCGTATCCGAGAGCGCGGCTTGCTGTGCGAGTAAGACCCTTCAGTTTGGCGATTCGTTCCAGTGACTGAAAGTTGAGGCGAGCGGCTTCCCGGTAGCGAAGAGCCTCAGCATGTTTACCTGCACCCTCGAGTGTCCGTGCTTTCCTCATCATTTCGTCACCCTGGCGAACTGCTGCTTCTACTTCTATAGAACGCAGAGCTTCGGGGAACTTCTTCTGGATTGCATCGTGCGCGCTCTGTGCTTGGCGAACAGCGGGAGCTTCCTTCGCGGCCCGGGGTGTCTCATAGGCACGCGCCGGTTCTACGGTCCCCGCTTTTGGCTGCGGTGGTGGGGGGGCGTCTGGGCCCGGAGGAGCAGGGGGTACGACCGATGTTCCCGGAGCCGGCTCTGCCATAGGGAGCGGACGGGGGGGTTTCTGAGGAGCCGGAGCCTCTACGGGAGGAGGAGCTTCTTGTCTCGCTTCCACCCTTGAGCGTTCCACCCCCATTTCCTCTGCCTGGGCAACGCCCGGTTTGACGCCTCCCTTCAAGGCCGCGCCAATGAGCCATGGAGTAGCCCGACCGAGTTTCCCCCGCGCATCTTCTAGGGATTGTCGACTCTCTCTCAGGCCCGCAATCCGCTCCGCAGTCTCCGGACTCCGCAGTCTCATAATCGGTTCCTCTCGCAGGAGTCTCTGAAGCTCCCTCTCGATGACATCCGCGTGCTGAGTAAGCTGTCGACCCTGAATCGCTTCTCGAACGGGCACCTCCATCGCGGGGGCTCGAGCCGCCACCTCACGAAGATCTTCTTCAGAAACTTGACGGAGTAGATCACGATACTGTGAGGAGAGTTCCTCCATCTCCCCCGTCTGACCAACGACGGGGTGGAGAGCCCGAAGGACTCCGTCGGCCAAAAGGAGGTTATGGGCGGCCCAATTAGATCCTGTGCCGTGTTGGGTCCGCGCAAGCTCTAAATGCTGACGGGCCTCCTCCACCGCTTCCGGGACACTTATCGTGAAGCTCCTATCGCCGGACCAGGGGTTGTTATCAATCTGAACTGTTCTTCCTTCGGGGGCAGCGGCAGCTGCTGCAGGCTCCGCCGCAGGCATCCCAGGAGCGGGCTCGCCAAGTACATCCTCATGATACTCATGGATAGTCTGCGCCCACTCCACATATGGATTTCGGTTTATGTGTACCCAGCCCCTCTCGGGTATAGCCTGCAAATGCCGTCCGACATCTCTGCGCTGCTCGGGAGTCCAGTCCAGATCCCCCGGCATCACAGTGTAGCCGCGTTCTGATCGGATCACCTCTCCGGTCCTACCTCGTCCGTGAAGGAGATTACCGAGCCGCTCTGCATACTGGTCGTATATTGTGTTCGTCACTGCTGACGAAATGGGATCATTTTCCCCCGCTCTCAGAAGGCTTTCGATGTAATCGAACTCCCGCTGAACAAGGGGATGCCATAAAGGCTGAGCCTCGGGAACTGTCGTGGGCTCAGCGGCAGCTGCTGCAGGCTCCGCCGCAGGCGCGG